TATCAGGAACCTCTTTATACTTTTTCATAAACTTCATCATTTGTTGGTATTTATCTATAAAAGCACCAAGATTTAAATCATATTGTTTTTCATGATCTTGTTGGTTAAAATCTTTATAAGGATGTAGTGATTCATCAAAATCAAATTCACCTTCCATATCTTTCATTGCTTGTTCTTTAGCTTTATCTTCTAATTCTTTTTCTTTTTTAGATTTTTCTTTTGAAGAATCTTTTGCTGAACCATCTTGTGGTTTACCACTTCCTGGACCACCTTCTCTTAATTTTTTAGCACTTTTAAATTGTTTCATTTCTTTCATTTTATCCTTAACTGATTTATCGAATGCTCTTCTGTTTGTTCTAAATACATACAACACTTTACCGATATCATATTCATCTGACAATTCTTTTGTTGCTTGAATTTGATGAGATGATTTCATATGTTTTGTCATTTCTCCAAACATACTGGCATAACTCTCTTTTACAATTGGTTTAAGTATTTCACGAATTTTTTTGATTACTTCTTTTGCGACTTTTTCTGGTTTACCTTTATGTTTAGTAGATGCAAAATCCTCTGCATCTGAATCAGACATATTATCGGCAACATCTTTAACTTTATCAGAAACTTTGGATGGTGAGAGTTCACCTTTCTGAACCGCGTGTACCATTCCCATGAATCGTTGTTGGGCTTTAGATTTGGCAGGCATGTTATTCGCCTCGGATTATTTTATTGATTATGTCCTCAGCTTTACAATACGAACCACAAGTTCTACCATGTTGTTTATCAACATTCTCACTTAATGGATACATAAATGCACCGTGTGTAGACGGGTTGGATACAAAATCAAATGCTATTAATTCAAAATCTTTACCTACCTTTAACATTGGTTGGTCATTATCATCGTCTTCGTGTACTGCCTCTACAGACCCCATTCCACGAGAACTGATTCCTAATTTTATTCCATTCTTAAATAATTCTCTTAAAATATTTCCACTTGGTGTAGTTAATATTTCTACTGTTCCCAATAGATTATCACCTTCAAAATGCATCTCAGTAATATTGTGAGATACATTCTGTAAATTTACTACTGAACTATCTGGATGGTCTAATTCACCAAGAGCTCTTTTTTGTTTAACATATCCCTCAGCATAATTCTTTGCTTCTCTTGTTAAAATATCTTTCGGATACACTCTACCATTCTGGTTCTTTGCATCCGCCCGTTGTAATACACCTTTAACAACCAACTTACCATCATTTTCTTTTAATGATTCTTGTATTTGGTGTTTAGATACCTCAAACGGAATATAATCTACTAATAATTCTCTCATGTTATTTCATCCTCTTAACCATTAAAACACTATCTCTCATAAATTTAGTAGTGTTATCTTTATATGACTTTTTAATTTCTGTTGCTAATTTTCTATTTGTTGGGTTTGGGTCTTGAAGAAATACTTGTTCTAAATCATACATTTGTTTTCTAAATTTTTGTTCAGTTTTTACTATTTTTGATAAAGCTTTTTTTGCAAATTTTATATCTCCTGGACTTTCTTGTAATTTTTTAGTTTTAGTCTGATGAGCTTTTATAGTATCCTCAATAGTAGGTAATGGTTGTCCAAATTCTCTTTTCAGAATATCAAGACCTTCTGCTAAATATTTATCATTTTGTTTCATTATTGTAATTTCCCAACTTTATTAGCCAATTTAACTAATCGTTCTGAAATTTTACTCATTGCTTTATGAGTGTTCTTCCAATAAGATTTTGAATCTATCTTTAACTCATTTTTCAATTTAACATTCATATCGATTAATCTTGATAATTCATTTAATGAATCTCTAACTTCTCTCATTGAACGACCAATTTTTTGTCTCGGTGTTAATGTATCATCATTACGATATTGTGTATACCGAGCTTCTTTTATTTCTGTTTTCTTATCAAGTTGTTTACCAAATGCAGTTTGTACTCGTGATACTTTTGTAATACCCTTTAAACCTTTTTTCAATTGTCTTCCAACCATTGTTTTTGCTTGTCCAGCACCCTGTGCATCAATAATAATTTTACCAAGTCCATCAACAGTAACTGCCCATTTACCTTCATCTACCTTTTTAAAGTTTGTTCCACTCTTTGCGATTTTATCTCGTCTATCTTTACTTCCACTACCTGCTCCCCAATGTGGCGTATCATACTCACCACCTGCAGTTGCAGTTGTTGAAGCTTCTTTAATTTCTCTTTTAATTATTGTACGAAGTAATTCGACAAATCTTTTTCTACTTATTTTTGTGGACATTTTCTAACTCCCCAACTAATTCATAATATCTCATCAATGATACAACATTAGAATCTTTTACATGAACTCCTTTTGTTGCTGTATCTGTATGTGTGATAGCTTCGGTTAATTTAATCTTGGTAATCTTATCATCAACTTTTCGTAAGTGTGATTTTAAGATTTTTTTAATTTTTATAACTTCAGCATCCATGAATTCTCGTAAAGAGTTAGTATTTGAAAGATTATTAATATACTCTTTCAATAGTGTTCTTTGATTATCATTTAATGTGCTGTATTTTTTATTGAACTTATCAACCAATAACTGATATGTTAACAATCTTAAATCTTTATCTTGTTTATTTAAGTTCTCTTGAACACCACCTTTAGTTTTCTTGGAGCGTCTGACTTTAGTGATGTTTTCGATAATTGTTACTTTACTATCAGTTTCTTCTACTGGAGTGATTTTTTCTTTTAAAGATTCACCTTCAAATACATTATAAATTGAAGCCAAAAGTTTATATCCTGGAATTCGTGTACTAAAGAAATCTCCTGCATCATAACATTCTTTAATCGTTTTAATCAAATTATATTTTTCATTTCGTAGTTTACGATTTGATAAATGCCTACGATTTTTGATTACTGCGGAAAGCAAAATGTTTGCTTGTTCGTTAGTTTTATATGTTTTTTCTATCAGAATCTTGTAAAGTTCATATTCTTTACCAAGTTCTGTAATTGGTTTAAATGTTTCTTTTAGAATACTAACAGCCTTACTGTCTTCTGTACCATTCAGTACATCAACAGTTATTTGGCGAGTCAGCAATTCAAAAAGAATACCAGTATTTTTAATTTTACTGTGCTTCTTGCTATAATTCATCAAACACTCCATTCATGATAAGTTTATACATAAATAAATATAAAAACTTCAAATAATCGTTATTTCTTATCCGTAAAATCTTTATATTCTTTATCTATTTCTTCACTATCAATTGTTTCTTTTAATATTTCTCTTGCTTTACTCCCGAAAGATTTTTTTAATCTATCAAAATGAGCTAAAGCCATTGGTATTTTTGGTCTTCCAAGTGGATCTCGTCCTCTCGCACTACCATCTTTAGTATATTTTGATACTTCTTTTGGTCTACCAGCTCCCTCTTGTCCGCCTTCTGGACTACCACCTTGATCAAAAATAGAACCTGCTGCAGTATCAGGTGGTTCTTGAACATCATCTGCCCCCATTCCAACTGCTGCCATATCACTTGGTGTACCAACTGATTCACCACTATCTTGTGGGTCATTACCTTCTTGTTCTATTTGTGAATATCTAAATTTCTGTTTCTGGTCTTCTATTAATTCTTTCTCAAGTTCTGATTGTTCTTTTGCTGTAAAATTAAAAATATTTTTATATACCCAATCACTTGACATTAAACTATTATCTTTTACATCACGAGCTAAGTTAACTTTGTTACTCCACAATTCAATCTTCTCTTGTTCATAAATTGTAGATGGATTAGTTAATTTCAATTCAAAGTTTACCAATTCTTCATCTGTATATCCTTGTGCATATAAATGAACAACAGCAATCTTTGTCAATTCACTTGTTACAATTCTTTGTATTCTCTCAATGGTACGAGCAAATCTTACATCTTCTGCTGCAAGTGTTGCTTTACTTCCAAGTGATTCTTCATATCCAAGAAATGCTTTTGGTATTCTTAAAGCTGCTAACATACGATTTTTTAAATACTCAATGTCTTCTGTAGTTTCATATTGCATTCCTGGTAAGGATTCAACTGATGTTCCACTATCTCCACCACGAACTGGCATAAAGAAATCTTCTGTAAGATTCTGTATGTTGAATTTCAAATTATAATCACCAGTATTGTCATCAATAAATGGTGTCTTCTTCATTTTGTTAATGATTCGTTGCATATAATTGTCAACTTCGTTTGGTGGAATATTTCCAATATCAACTTTAAAAACTCTCTTTTCAGGTGCTCTCATAATTCTATGGATTAACATTGCGTCTTCCATCAATGTAATTTGTTTCCAAACTTTTCTTGCACTTTCAACCATTGACTTACCATAAGGTAATAAATTACTATCGTTTGCTAATCTAAAGTGAGCAACTTGGAAATTTTCAAATTCAATCTTTTTATTTGTACTTGTACGAGCAAAATAAGGATGAGCTTGTTCCATTGCTTCTAAATAGAATTTTACATAATAAGGATTCTCTGGATCTTCTCCTTCTGCTCGAATAATTTCATAAGCTGACATTGGAACTACATTGTGTATTCCATACTTATCACTAATATCTAAGTACAAAAAGAAGTCTCCATACTTACACATATTTCTTACCCAAGGCCATAGATTAAATTCTATGTTCATAATGTCATAGAATAAGTTATGTAGTATTTGTTTTATTTGATCATTATCACTTTGTATTTCTAACGATTCTCCATATGGACTTTTCATTGTTGATTCATCTGCATATGTATCAAGTGCAGATGCAATAATTGAATCTGCCTCCATCGTTTCATAATCTTTAAATAATCCCATTCGTGCAGCCTGTATCTGTGCATATGAAGAATATCCAGTATGCGCCATATCCAATCCACTATGTAGTTTAGAATACCTATCAATCAAATGTGATTTGACTTGTGATTGAACTTGTTCTGTATCGGCTATTTTTAGTTTCTTACCGCCTATATTTCTTACAATTACAT